CATCTCAAATTTGGAAGTTTGAGCCAGTCAGTAGTTCCGACTTGGGCGTTCAAATTGCACGAAAAATGCCCTCCTACACAGAATACTTTGCGGAAGCTAAAAAAATTATTTCATCAGTTATTACTGAAACTAGGGAAAACACCTAGAAAATAATTGTAAAAACCTGTTGTAACTGTTTAGATTGCTATACAATCACTCCCATGCCGTAGCATTTTGCAAGCGGTCTTTTCAAGGAAACTAAGATGGCAAACGCCAAAATCAAAAAACAAAACTTCCGCGCAGGCTTGCTGGTTGTCGCTACTGACAATCCAGAAACACAGGTCTACACCGTCGAGAGCATCGATGGCAACCATGTCACCTACACATGGTTTGAGGGCGAGAACCAATGCATCTCTGGCATTGACTACTCCATGCTCATGACTCCCACCATCGAGCAAATCGAGTACAGCATCAACGCTAACGGTCGTCTGGCAAACGCCCTTGATGTGGCTGATGTGAAATTCCTCATCGGCTAAACCAACAGGGGGCTTCGGCCCCCACTAAGGAACCATCATGAACAAATACTACAGCTCTAAAGAATTCCGCAGTGGCTACGATGCCGCCGCTGGTTGTGAGCCATGCGACAAGTCTCAATCACAGGAATGGATTGCAGGCTGGAACGAGTACCAAGACGACATGACACGAAGCGAATCCGCTTGCTGGTTTTAAGGAGACATCATGAAAAATTTAAAACCGATCTTAGATGCCGCAAGAGACTTTCTCATTGAGCATGGCCCAACTCATGCATTTTCTTATGTTGAAAAAAAGTTTGATGCATATGTAAAAGCACAAAACGATTCAATGGCTGACTACTATTGTTTAGTCTTGGAAAACTTGTATGAACGAGCTAAAGAATGGAAAAAAGCATGATCGACAAAATCAAAGATTATTTCCGTTTGCCATCAGCCAAAGAGTTGGCGGCAAAAGAACTTGAAACAGCCCAGCGCAAGCTCTTAGACGCTCTCAGTGCTCAGGAATATGCCCGCCGCATGGCTGACTACCATGCAGACCGAATCAAACGCCTAACAGCTTATTTAAAGGAAGAAGAATGAACGCCGACCAGATCATCAGCCAAGTCGCTCTGCAAGCCTCTAAGACCTACCAAAATGCAGATGCCCGTGACCGCTTAGCCTACCAAGTAGGAATGCTCCAAGGCACGATCCGTGACCTTTGCTACCAGTTAGAAATTAACCAAGAACAAGTCAAAGTCCTTAACCTGCAAATTCTGAAAGCTCAAAAATGAAAAACATTGCTACCGCGCTCTGCAAAGCACAAAGGGCGTTTGGCCCTGCCCTCAAAAGCTCTGTCAACCCACACTTCCGCTCCAAGTA